ACCTGTGTCAAGTGGTGATGGATTATTTAGTTGGAAAGGCGGTCTTGCAACTATAGGTGCTGCTCTTTCTTTATATGATATTATAGAAAATGGACCAAGTGTTGCTAATGTAGCAGGATTAGGTGCAGGTGTAGGAGGTATGATAAATGCAGGTGTATTTGGTTTAGGAAGTGCAGGTGCTCTTGGAAGTGGTGCTATGGGATCAGCGTTAGCAGCAGCAGCAGGACCTTTAGCTGTAATAGCTATAGCTGCAGGCTTAGTAGAAGCATTTAGTGGTCCTCCAACTAATGCAGTTGCAGAAGCAGGTATTAATTTTGATAATCCTGAATATAAAGAGTCTGATATACTAATTGGTGGTTTTACAGGAAAGAAATTTTCTCAAGACAATACTGATGCAGTTACGCAATTATCCGCTAGTATTGGATCATATGTTTCTTCTATGGAACAAGCATTAGAAATAAATATAGGTGGAGAACTGTTTTTAGATGTAGGAAGTACTAGAGGTCTTCGTTATGGTTACGTTGATGGATATGATGAATTAGGTATGTATAAATATCATAAAAAAGATCTTGATTACGAATTACTACATGGTCAAGGACAAACAGGTAAAGGTTATCGTGGAGAAGATGCAGTAACAGATCTTATGAATGACATACAAGACGATACTAATGTAGTTGTAATGTTTGCTCTTGCAGATAAAGCTGCAGGAGGAGAAGGTTATGCTACATACGATAATTTACTTTTATATAGAAAAAAAATTAATACATTATCCACATACAAATCTGGTATGGCAGGATCAGGTACTAAAGCAGTATTAACAGATCAAGAAAGAAATCTTTTAGAAGGATTTCAAAAGAAAGAATTTGCTGCAGTTACAGGAGAAGAACTTGCAGCATTACTACCTATCTATGACAAGATAGCACCAGTGCAAAAAAATAATAGTTTTAATTTTAATTCACTAGTTATATAAGCACTGTTTAATGGCTACCTACTAACCCCTAGCAATAGGCAACTAAGTAGCCCCAACAAGGAGAAATAAATGTCAAACGAAGAAGTACAAGTAAAAAGAGATGAAGACACAGGTGATACAATTATGAAAAAACCTGTAAGATATTCTAGAGCAGAACCTACAATGCAAGAATTAGCTGCAGAAGAAGCTGTAAAAGAAAGAGAAGGTTCTACAGAAGAAACAAATCAATCTATTACAGATGAACCTGCCAATGCTGAGGAAGCATCATTTAAGAAAAGGTATGGTGATTTAAGAAGACATGCTCAAAAAGTTTCAGATGAAAAAGATGCAGAGCTTACTAAAATTAAAAAACAATTATCAGAAGCGACTAAAAAACAAATTAAACTTCCTAAAACAGATGAAGAATTAGATGCGTGGTCTGCTGAATACCCAGACGTAGCAAGAATAATAGAAACTATTGCTATTAAAAAATCAAAAGAAATGAATGCCTCTATTGAAGAGCGTTTAGAATCTATTGCTGTAAAAGAACAAAAATCAGCAAAACAAATAGCAGAAGCAGATTTATTAAGATTACATCCTGATTTTGAAGATATTAGAAACGATGCTAAGTTTCATGACTGGGCTGAGGAACAGCCTAAATATATTCAGCAAGCATTATATGATAATGAAACAGATGCTAAAGCAGCGTCTCGTGCTATTGATTTATATAAAGCAGATATGAAAATTACTACTAAGAAAAAATCTAAGTCCTCAGATGCAGCTAAAGCAGTAACAACAAAAGGTGGTTCTACCCCTTCTGATAATGCAGGATCTTCAGATATAATAAAAGAATCTCAAGTTGCAAAGATGACATCACAAGAATACTCCGCAAACGAAGAAGCTATATCAAATGCAATTCGTTCTGGAAACTTTGAGTATGATGTTAGTGGAGCAGCTAGACAGTAATAATAGGTTGACAAAACCTATTTTTTGTATATGTATGTAACATATACTACAATCGTAGTAGGCCGAAAGTGTCAAATGTATTTGACATCTATCCCACCCTACCTATATCAAACGAAATTCACTCAGGCTACCTGATGTTATGGTCCTATTTATAGCTACCCATTTTCAGCATCAGCCCTTACGTTGTAGAGTTATCGTTTGTTGGCCTCTAATATAAAAAGGAGAAACAGATGGCTTTTAAAGTAGCGTCAGGTTATACAAACCTACCTAATGGTAATTTCTCTCCAGTTATTTACAGTCAAAAGGTTCAACAAGCTTTTCGTAAGAGTTCAGTTGCTGAATCAATTACTAACAATGACTACTTTGGAGAAATTGCAAACTTTGGTGATACAGTCCGTATTATTAAAGAGCCAGAAATAACAGTTAAAGCATATTCTCGTGGTACTACAGTCACACCACAAGACTTAGACGATGAGGATTTTACACTAACTGTTGATCAGGCAAACTACTTTGCTTTTAAAATGGATGATATTGAGGAAGCTCACTCTCATGTAAATTTTGAAAGCATGGCATCAGATAGAGCAGGCTATAGACTTCGTGATCAATACGATCAAGAAGTTCTTGGTTACCTATCTGGTTTTAAACAATCAGCTTTAAGTTCAGTTGCAGATACTGCTAATGACACAGTATCAGGCACTAAAGCTGTAAGCACAGCAGGAAGTAATGAATTATTATCCTCAATGACTTTGAAAAAAGGTGATTTTGGTAACATTACAACTGGTTCAGCAGGCGATCATTCTATCCCTCTAGCAGTAAGAATGCCTGGAGCAACAGCAGCAGCGACAGCTACTGCAACACCGCTTCAAGTAGTAGCTAGAATGGCTAGATTATTGAATCAACAACAAGTTGATACAGCAGGTCGTTGGCTAGTAGTTGATCCTGTATTCATGGAACTATTATCAGATGAAGATTCTAGACTATTAAACAATGACACCGCAGATAAAGGTGGACTTGTAAATGGTATTTCAATCGGAAATCTACATGGTTTTGATGTATATGTCTCAAGTAACTTACCTTCAGTTGGTACTGGTTCTGCAACCTCTGGTTCAGGAAATCAAAATACTAACTTTGGCGTACTTGTTGCAGGACATAGTTCAGCAGTAGCAACTGCTTCTCAGATCAATAAAGTTGAATCTTATCGTGATCCTGAATCTTTCGCTGACATTGTCAGAGGGATGCAGATGTACGGAAGAAAAATACTTAGACCTGAAGGCATTGTGACAGCTAAATATAACGCAGCGTAAGGGAGATAAAACATGGCAACATATGATTTAACAGCTAAATCCACTACAGGCGTTAGTTCTGACTCAACAGCAACTCTACCAGGTAATCGTAGAGGAGCATATGTAATTGAAAAAGAATTAGATGTAGCAAAATTAGTAGCGGAAGGCACATTTGCCAACGTAGCTAGTGGCGACATTTTTCAATTATTAGAAGTTCCTGCTAATACTATTGTTATTACTGCAGGTGCTGAAGTCACTACAGTATTTACAGGTGGTTCTGCCACTGTAGATATTGACTTTGCAGCAGGAGATGACATCATTGATGGCGGAGACGTTTCAGCAACTGGTTATCTTGCAGCAGGTTCTAATGGTCAAGGCAATATCATAAACACAGCAGCAGCTAATACATTTACTGCATTAATTACAGCAGCAGACACTATTGACGTGAAAGTTGCAGCAACTGATACAGCTTGTGTTAGTGGTGTACTTAGAGTTTATGCGGTTCTTGCAGATATTTCTTCTCAACAAACAGGAAGAGATGTTGTAGCTAGAGACTTAGTATAGATTTATTCTAGGATTAGGAGGGGTGAGTATTTCTTGCCTCTCCTACATTTAATATATGGCATATACATTTTTTACAGTAACAAATGAAGTGTTAAGAAGACTTAATGAAGTAGAAATGACTACTTCAGAATTTAGTGCAGCTAAAGGTGTACAAGCGTTAGTGAAAGACGCTGTAAACAATTCACAAAGAGATATTTTTACAAGAGATAGAGAGTGGCACTTTGCATATGGTTCTACTAGTCAGACTCTTACAGCAGGAACAAACGAATATGCAGTAACAACAGGATTTATGAGTGTAGACATTGACACAGTTATGTTAGATAGAAATGATACACTAAACGTAGAAGAAAGAAGATTAGTACCATTAACATATGATGAGTACATAGACGATCATAAAGAACGAGATGAACAGAGAGATTCAGGAGACTATGACACACCTATATATGTATATCTAACCCCTGATTATAAATTAGGATTTAGTCCTACTCCTGATAAAGCTTATGTAATAAAATACACTTATTATAAAGCACCTACAGAACTAGAAGCATCAGATTCTGTGCCTGAAGTTCCTGCACAGTATAAAAATACGTTAATAGATGGTGCATTAT